ACCTACAAACATTAGTTCCCGCATTCAGAAACCGAATCATTGCTGGTGGTGTTGGAAAATACTTACTACAAACTGGTTCACCTTCTGCAACTGGAACTTGGGTACAGATGGGTTCAACCATGACTGACCAGTTAAAGAGTATCTCTAATGTGAACTACTCTGGAAACTACACTGGTTCTTATACTGGTTACTACAATAGATTCTTTGCTGGATTCCTTAACGGTGCTTATGCCGGTTCATACTCTGGTACATACACTGGTACTTACGCTGGTGCAACTGTACTGACATCTAGTGCTACTCAGGAAACGAAACAACTGTTCATACGAACCGCTTAAATGTGTTATAAATATAGGGGTAGGTGATATCAACACCGCCCCTATTTAAATTATGAGGATTTATTATGACCGAAAACACTCCGAAGTACCGCAACCCCCGATGGATAGATAAAGAAACCCGTTCACTATTTTGTGAAATATTGGTTGGTGAATCATATCGGCCCGCTCAAATCAATGTTGGTAACATAACAGAAGGATTGGTTAATGCCGACTTCACTGCCATCTTGGAAGAGTTCAGTGAAGAAGATATTCAATCAAACACCGATGCCCATGTAATTGCCTGCGAAGAGAATTCAGAGAAGGAAGACCAGCAACGAGAAGTTCACAAGAACCGATTGATGCAAGAAGCCCTGTTCAATATGAAATTGGAAGCATTTGAAATCCCTGCCATCAAAGACTCAGACGATAAACGATTCAAGAAATTGATTCGCAAATCAAAGACTCAGTTAGAAGTTCAGGCTTATGTAACCATGTTACTACAGTCAGAAGCACTCTATGACTCACCAAATACATTCAAACCAGATGGTACGTTCCCAGAACTCGCCGCGCAGGACATTGCCGAAAATGACTAAGGGCTACATATATGTAGCTTCTCTTAGAAAAGATTATTACATCGCTGCGAAAAAATCCGCAGAGTCCCTCAAAGATTTCTATCCAGAAGCTAACGTAACTCTATTCACTCACGCAGATTGGGTAGAACTCGATGACTACAAACTCTTTGACCAGATAAGAACGCATGACGGGTTGGGCAATGATATGCCTATGAACAACCGAGCAAAGTTGTGGGCGTTGTCTACAAGTCCATACGATGTCACGATGTATCTAGACTGTGACACTATGATAGAACACGAAGACATTAGATATGCATTCGACCATCTAAAAGACAACGATGTGATATTCACACTGAACCGCCCCTACAATGCAAAGATAACAAAACTGAATGATGATGAGAGTATGAAATACCACTGCGGTATCTTTGTATATCGCAAGAACAAAGCAACAACAAAGTTGATGGATGATTGGTACAAGTATTATTTAATTCAAAGTGCGCCGATGCATGATGTCAGTCCGTATCCAGAATCGGTCAAACCGTGGGATACATTTACGATGTGGTACTTGCTAAACAAAACGGCACACAAAGATACCGTTACTGTTGGGGAGTTTGGGTCACCCGATGCTAGGTGGAATTTTGTTGTCGGTCAGAAACCAGAAGAATTGGATGGCACCGAAGTTATAATTAGACATTATCTACTGAATAGGCATATAGATAAATGGAAACATTGAAGGTAGTAAACCCAGAGTTGTTGGACATTCTTCACGAGTGGATGGATTTCTACGATGAACATTCGTTCGACAATGATTTACCCTTGGACGAAAGACGATTCGGTGACAGGGGCATGGAATATTATACCTCAGAAGAATATCTCAAAGAAGTTCAGTCTAAGGGATTAGACCACAAGGGCCCGCCGGAGTTTGCAAAGGTATGCGACTTTCACAATACACATGGCGTCAACAAAGAACTTATGCGGAAATCTTTATCTACATGCGCGGAGTTGTCTGCTTGGTTATGTGCGAAATTTAATGCCGTCCATGTCTATTATCCCGCCGGTGGTTTCATGGCGTGGCATAACAATTGGGATGTGCCTGGCTATAATATTCTTATGTCTCACAGTGAAGGCACTGGATTCTTCCGGCATGTAAAGGACGGCAAAGTCGAGACCATCACTGACCCAGTGGGTTGGAATATCAAGATAGGGTATTATGGTGGTAAAGAAGAACCATACTGGCACACCGCTGGACGTACCGGCCCTAGACAAACATTTGGGTTTGTTATCCCCCACAAAGGATTGTGGGAGGACATGATAAAAGACATCACCACCATAAATGCAGTCTAGAAGAAACCTTCTCTCTGGCCGATAATCATATATCGGTCAAAGTCTTTCTTTCCTTCCCACGAGTAATATACTTGTTGTTTGGTTCCCTCGTACCCACACTCTGATATACCCACCTGTTCCTTCAGTGCGTCTATAGAGTTGACACAGTTGATGCCATACATCTCTTCAACCACGTTTGAATTCTGCATTGCATAGACTGCGTTGGGATTCTTGCCGTTGAGTTCTGTTAACGGATACATCTGTTCCGTGTGAATACAAATTACCACATCAACATCAATCTTGTTTAGATTCTCAAACTCAAATGGGATGTCCATGTTCCAATGTCGGATGTTTACAAACTTCTCTTGGGCGTAATATTTGTGGAATGACTTGGACAGAGTAATACTTTCCTCATCCATATCGACTAGGTGTATCTGACCTACATCTAAATTCTCACATAGAAGAGGAACCATAGGAACACCCAACCAAGAATTCAGTATTAATATTCTGAGGTTTCCTTGTTTGGTATAATATTCTTCTAAGTATTTTTTAAGTTCTTCAACCAACCAGATTGAGGCCTCCATATTATTTTCTTGTAGAGACTGCCTAAAATCTGTTAGTTTATGGGGCATTTTGTTTTCTATAATATGTAACGCTTCACCCCAGTGTTTCAAATTATTCAAAAAATTAAAATTTAACATCTTCACCTTTTCCCATTGAGTCGAAAATACAAATGTATGGTAGTTCCCTGTAGGTATGTTTTTCTATGTCGTGTGGAAATATATAGCCTTGGTTAAAACTATACACCCAACCGATAGGAAACAATTTGATTTTGGTTATTCTTCTGTTGTAGAAGAAGTTGTCAAGACCACGATAGTACCATAGTATTTGTTTTCGATGTTTATTAAAGTATTCTGTAATCTCTTCCGTGTTCAACTCATCATTCCACCTAAGAACCGAAGAGTTTAGATCGGTATATTTATGCGGAATGTGTCTAGTGTTTTTATAAGAAGATTCTAAGTCGTGCCACCATGTCTTCACGAAACAAAGATTATCTTCTGGTTCGTAGTTCACAATTGAGTCTATGTTTTGTTGTAGTATAGTATCGATGTCAAAGAACATCTTCTCTCCCTTCTGGGAGACAATACTAGTATCAAAGAGATACATCTTGTTCCACCACTTAGCCAGTTTGTTTCCGCCCGGCAAAGCTAACGGGGTAATGTTCTCATCCAATCCTTTTGGATTTTCTGTCAGACAAAAGAAATTAAAGTCGCAAGTCACAAACTCTAGACACGCTTCATAGATTTTGTTTACATGTTGGTGATTGTATTTCTCACCCCATTTTACCGTGTAAATATTCATTACCATTGGTGGACATTTCCTGCAATTATAAAGAAACATGTAATAAAATTTACGAGTACCACGACAGTTCTAATCATTGCAATCTTATCTGCCTCGATGTCGGTGTTTCCTTCCTTCTCACCCAGACTCTTGGCCCACAATCTCCAGTACGTTTTCATCTCCAATGCTCCAATAGTTTAGGATCTGCAAGTTCATCCTGTTTTATAGTACCTCTACTTTCATCTTCAAATGGTAATAGGTCAACATTGAATACGCAGAGTATACAGTTCGGTCTGTATATACCAATATTTAAATCATCTTCATCCCATGACCGCCCTCTATTATATGAGTACGCCATGTGCGAGGGGAAGTTGTCCCAAAGTTTTGCACCATACTCTCCCCATCTCCAAGAGTGGTAATTATCCGTGCCGTCTGTGAAGGTAAACCAAATCTTTTCTTGATTTTTTAGAACATCATTCCAGATAGGTTCTGCCTGATCATCACTCCACACTTGACAACTGCCATTCGTGTATGCACCATGAGACAGTTTGAATTGTCTGGTCTTCATTGGTCTAGGGTCTTGCCACCAAGACCGCATCTTAGTTGGTTGTTCGGTGTTGTACGTTAAGAGAGGCGTGATATCACCTTGGATTATTATATCCAAATCAAAGAAGATGAAACGTCCAGTTGGTTTATCTGCGGCAAAATTGTGCGTGTTAAACACGAAGGTTTTTGGTCTATCCCAACAACGCGCCATGCCATACTTAAAGTCATCTGCGCCGAACCAGTATTTTGGGTGGATGTTAGGGATGTCTGGGAATGGGATAACTTTAATATCGGGGTCAAATCCCTCAGCATTGTCGGTATAACAGTAGAAATGGAAATCCATTGTCGTGGGTGTATTGCGTTTAGACATGTTATAAAGGCGATTAACAAAATGTGGGCCGTACTTGTCTCCCCATTTAGCACATACTACATTAACTCGCATGGCAACCACCACACTTTTTATTACAAATATTCAAAGGATTCCTCTTTAAACTTTCACTTATATTTTCAAAGTCATTATTATATATAACCTCGCCCACGGTGAAATGGATTAAATTATTGTACTTACTATTGTATGTGTAGTCGATGGGGTGGTATGGCAATACCCTATTCTCTAATACATCTCTAGCAGTCCAAGCGCATGGGTATGCACCACCGTCAGAACTAATATAGAAGTAACCACTCTTTCGAGCATCACACCACACTGGTTCTGCTTTTTTCGCCTTGGGTTTTGGTCTCCTTACCTCATCTTTCTTCTTAAATATTTTCAGTGTTTCTAAGTCAACTGGGATATCACTTGCTATCGTTTTCCTTATAACTGGCATATTCTCAGAGAGTTGAGGATGATCTATATATTCGATATCGTCAACCCATTCTGGTTTGAGATAACTTTTATCATACGTCTGAACATGCACCGTGACATTTTTCTTGCGAAAATATTTGCAGATGTCTTCAAACCAAAGCGCCTTGGTCGGGTCACTTATTTCACACATCAATGTCACCCAACTCACACCGTATCTATCGAATATCTTTTTGATAGATGATAAAGTGTGTTCGTGACCAGTTACGAAGATGTCATTGTATTCGTCATCCGTATCATTTCTTGAACTACTGAGTTGAATTAACGCTCCTTCCGGTGAGCCATCTTCATACAATCCCTTGTACATGTCACTGTATTGTTCACCATGCATTTGAAAATACTTTACTAGGGTATCATCATCCGATGTCTTGTCCTGTTTTAAAATGTTTAACAGGTCATTTTTTGGTATGATGTTATATAGTCTTTCAAATACCGCCTCGTAATCCTGTTTGTAAAAGAGTTCTTTGAGATTATCGATGTAGTATCTTTTATATAATTGTTGTGTATCCTCATTACTTGCGTCCCAGAACAATCGCTGCATACCATAGAGTTTCACATTGTTCATAAACTCGTCTTTGAGTTTTGGTAGAACATTCTTGTGCCACAGTCTCCGATACAATGCAAAACATTGGTAGTTAGTAATGTTCCAAAAATATCTCACTGGGCCATGAACAACCTGTTCGGCCGAAACAACCGCATGTTGTCTAGCAATATATCTTTCTTTGTAGAAGTTGTATATACCATCCACATTCTTGTTCCAGTACAAGGATTGACTGCCATTGATAAGAAGTGTGTCCTCTGGGAAGTCTGCTAAAAACTTCTTATGCATGGAAATCATATCACCAGTATCATATATCTCCTTGATTGTATTCCTATGTTCTGGTTTTATCTGTCGAATGAAAGTCAGGTCAGATATTTCTTTCTCTATCTCTGGAAAGGCTTCTTTTATTTGTGACACTGTGCCTTCAAAGAGCAAATCTAGTTCGGGAAAATACTCAATCATCTTATCGGCAAGAGATACCAAGTCGTTCTCTTCTATCATGGAACGAATGCCATTCACAATATTCGCATCCATATAATTCTTTTCTAGGGTATCATCCGACATGGAATCAAACTTAGACCAGTTTTTGATATTGTTAAACGAGTTGTTGTACTGTTCCCAATCACTTTTAATCTTGGGGTTATCTTTCTTAAACTTCTCTTCA